TATCCTTACGTTTCAGGTCTTGGCCTAACGGCCGATCCCTGGGACGGACACGGATCTCCCGATGGTTACGGTTGTTCGATTAATTATCGACTAACCCAAACCATCGAGCGTCAGTTTGTAGGTAATTTCTATTACTACATACCTGACGTTGGTTCCGATCGGTGGACTAGGAAAGCAACGAACGCTTTGTTCGGTGCGTTGCCAAACGCATCGACACTGTATTCGGTGATTCCCTGGTCCTGGCTCATCGACTGGTTCTCTAACGTTGGGGATATCATCTCCAATGCGTGTGAGAACGCTGTCGAGGATGAGCTGGTTACGGATGCTTACATGATGCGCACTGAGTCTTTCAGTGCTCATGCAGATATAGCATTCGACATCCCTCCTTACATAAACACTGGGTCTGGTGACCCCTTGGTTATGAACGGTGGGACGGCCAAAGCTTCATTCGAGCTAACTCGCTCTGTGAAACTTCGGCAGCCGGCTACTCCCTATGGCTTCGGGATAGACTTTGCTTCGTTGAATCTGAAGCAAATTGCTATCCTTCTCGCTCTCGGCTTTAGCCGACAGCGTTTCCTGTAACCCCTCGGAGAATCCTATGTTTTCGGATCCACTGCAGCTTCGCCTTTTCCCTGACTTCGATACGACCGGAATCACTCCGGATTCGTTCCCTGCCATCGAAAGGGCGGCAGACCATTCGACGTACAAACTCGTCGACTGGGATAGTTCGGGTGAAGACGTTACCGTGTTCATCGGACATCAGTTCAACCGTCGCAACCGTACAACGGTGCGATTCACCATTTCAAAGGTGGTGGCTGATCCTTTGTCCGGTCTGAACACGTTGGCGTCCAACTCGTACTACTTCGTCGCCGACAAGTCGCCGATCTTCGCTCCTGCCCAGGAATCCAAGGCAATCGCCATGGTCGGTTCCTTTCTTCTTGGAATCGACGCGGCCGATCCCCTTGTAACCCGGGTCATGAACGGGGAGACGTGAGTCTCGGTCTGATGCAGTGATCTGAAAGCAACTGGACTCCGTACCACTAACAGGTGGACGGATGAAAAGCCTTTCAGATCTCTCCGTGGAGGTCCTGCAATCTTGCGGGACTAGGTGTGGTGCCGACCCATCTCGTGACATTTCTTGTGTCACGAGAAGATGCAAAGATGAAGGGGATAGTTTTCTGACTATCACTCTTCCAACCTTCAGCGAAGGGTTCGAAAGAGCCCTAGCTGTCGGTCGCATCTCCGCTTCTCAGTTTCCGAGCTTTTCTTTTCGGAAACATCAACGTCTCCCCCGATTTCTCGGAGGTTTCGTGGAGATGGTCTTTGACAAGTCTGGCGTCCTCAAAGAGGAACCTTCGATCGAGGCTATCAGATCGATTAGACAGATCTGTCTAGCTTTTAAACGTGTTCTTCTCCCTTGCACTCCTGCTAGAGAGAGGCGCGCTGAACGGAGATTCCTCGATGTTGAAGCGTCGATTCGTAACCATGTCGCCGACCCGACTATTGTCCATGCTTATCGCATGGTTAGTCGGATCGTTTTGGGGAGCATTCTCGGGAATGAGTCTTTGGACTCACTTTACCGTGAATTACTGCCACGCCATGGACCAGGGACAACCGCAGAGCATGTTCGTGGTAATGCTAAATATGCATTCCGCGAATGGCCCGAGCGGTTGGACCGTGACTTCCCTTACTCGGAATTCGGATGCGCAAGCATACGAACTTCGAATATTGGATTGCATGGTCATACCCTGACGATGCGACCACCCCGAGACGAGCTTCCCGTAAGGGTTTGCTTTGTCCCTAAGACACTCAAGACTCCTCGGGTTATTGCTGTCGAGCCTGTTGCTGTTCAATACATGCAGCAAGCAGTCGGCAATATGCTCAGAGCTAGGATTGAGAACCCTAGGTCCTTAACATCCGGTCACATAAACTTTATGTCACAGGATGTTAACTCTGAGCTTGCCCGCACTTCTTCTGTCGACGGCCGCTATGCGACCATTGACTTAAGCGATGCGAGTGACCGAGTTTCTTGTTTGCACGTTCGCGATACTCTGATGAGTGTCCCATCTCTAATGAGATGGGTATTCACCTTGAGATCGTCACGTGCGCGGCTCCCGTCTGGGAAAGTCATTCCCTTACGGAAGTACGCGTCTATGGGGTCTGCGCTATGTTTTCCTATGGAGGCTTTGGTGTTTTTCAACGCCATCGTCACCTGTAGG